AAAAGTTATTATTTTCAAAGAAGAATTAGCATGGTTTGATTTGAAATTTGAATTATACAAATAATTAATTAGTTGTGCCTCAATAGTCCAGTGGTAAGACATTTGGTTGTCGGCCATAAAACCTGAGTTCGATTCTCAGTTGAGGCGTAATTTTTAAATGATGTTAATTATATAATATACTTAATTATATTTATAAATAAATAAATATATATTTACTTATGGAAAAGAATATGATGTCAACAAAGTGCATTACAATTCGAAAAGATCAAGAGAATTTCTTAATAAATGAAAATTCATTTAAATTATCAAGGTTTGTTCAAGCTAAACTTGATGAATATATTAAATTTAAACATGATTATAATCAATTTGTTGAAAAGGAGGTAAGAAATATATGAAAAGAAAATTAAATGGTAATGAATTAATGATTGCTAATAAAAGTTTAGGAAATATTAAGCAAGAACAACAATGGATTGAATATCAGTTAGAATATTATAATTTGATGTTAGGAAAAGGTTTAGAAGAAAATTATAAAAAAAATGTAAGAGATTTCAAACAGAATAAAAATGAATTTGAACAATCATTAGAAGTTATTAAGAAAAAATTATCAATACTTCAAGACCAAATCAGAAATGGTGTGGAAATGAAAGAAGATGTTAAAGAAACTGAGAAGGAGGTAAAAGAATAATGGCAAAAGATTATATTGAAGTAGGCACAGTAACTGCTATTGATTTATTTAATAAAAAGTTAGCTGAGAAGAATTTGGAATTTAATAAGAAATACAAACCTTTCGACATTAGATGTGCAAGAATGGACTTCCGAGATAAATTAGAAGTTGCAGAAAGAGAAAGTGCAAGAAAGCATGGGTTTGTTAAAGTTGATGAGATTAAGATTGATATATCTGATAAAGAATTAGAAAGATATGGAGATCCAGATAGATTTGAACTTGTAGAAGATCAAGAGGATTATAAAGATAAAGTTATTGAGGGTTCAAGAACGCAAGTTATTATGGGACATACATTAACTTATGTTTGTAAAGAAAGAGGAGAGAAGATTGCAGTATCAGTTCCAAACGATGTCTATGCAGAGAGAAATACTAAAAAGAAAAAGAAGGAGGAATAGATAATTTAGTAGTAAATATATATATATTACTAAGTGTATTCGTAAGTATATGTCAAAAGAAGATTTAATAGACATCTCAACTCGTCCTGACTTTAAGGAAATTACTGCCAAAGGTGGCAGAGTAAAATCAGAAGCTAAGACATTTGCTGCTAAGCGAAGAGCAATAAAGAGAATGAAACCTGAAACATTAGAGAAGAGAGGATTAGAGTTAGTTAGAGATCCAGAAGCATCAGCGATGCAGATTATTGGTGTGATAAAAGAATTGTTAAACAGAGATTTGCAACCAAGAACAAAGGTTGAATTATTAGGTAAGATGATTCAAGCGCATACTGCAATTCATGGTGTGAAGACAAAGAATCTTAATTTAAATGTTGATGTTCAACTTGATAGCATCATTGATAAGTGGAGAGAGAAGAGGAAAGACATTATCAAAATAGAAGATGGAGCATGAAATTATTGATTTTGTTAAATGTTTTTTCGAGTTTAATCCTCATGAATATCAAAAAGCATTTTTAACTGCTTGTTGTTATGAATCTAGAGTTGCAGCATTATGGTCAAGACAGACTGGCAAGTCTACTTCTATTGCAAATTATTGTAATTTCATTTTATTAACCAGACCAAATACTGCGATTATTATTATTTCACCAAAACAAAGACAATCAAGTGAATTGTATTTGAAGATAAGAAATATTATTGAGCGAAGTAAACTTTTTTCTGAATTTGTTACTCAATCAACTCAAACAGAATTAAAACTTATTAATGGATCTAGGATTGTGTCATTACCAAGTGGACATGACGGTGGATCAATAAAGGGATTTACTGGAGACATTGTTATTCTTGAAGAATGTGGAATGATGAAAGATAGCATTGTTAATGAAGTTGTTATGCCAATGATTGCTTCGAAACCACATGGTCAGGTTATTAAAATTGGAACTCCTAAAGGTAAAAACAATTTCTGGCAGAGCTGTCATGGTAGAGAGTCAAAATATAAGTTATTCCATGTTGATTATAAAGAAGGATTGAAAGCAGGACAATATGGTAAAGATTTTATTGAAGAACAAAGGAATAACTTAACGGAAATGGAATTTAAAACAGAGTATGAGGCTAAATTTATTGAAGATTCAGATTGTTATTTCAAACAAGAAGTAATAGAAGAATGTATTGTTGATTATGAATTATGGCATGAAGGATGTGTTCATTTTCCTATTAATCATAAACATTGCCAATATTATTTAGGTGCAGATTTTGCAAGACTTGGTGAAGATACTACTGTATTATCAATTTATGAAAAGCGAGGAGATGATATTAGATTAGCTTATGTTGAAGAAATTAAACATAAAAAATTAACAGTTGCAATTGGCCGGATTAAACAATTGGATGCGTTATTTGATTTTCAGAAGATGTGTTTAGACGAAACTGGTATTGGTGCTGGTCCTACTGATATGTTAGAAGAAGAATTTGGCAATAGGATTCAAGGAGTAACATTTACTGTTAAGTCTAAAGAGAATATGTATTCAAATATGAAAAAGATTATGGAACAAGGCAAATTAAAGTTTCCAATGATCAAAAGAATGTTTTATGAATTATCAGATTTGCGATATGAATTAACAAGTTCTGGAAATACCAAGATACATCATTCTGAAGGAGGACATGATGATTATCCAGATTCCTCCGTTCTTGGCTTATGGGCTGCCAAAGAAGATTCGTATATTTTTAGTGGAAAGCGAATCTTTTAATTATATAATTTAAAAATAATAATTTAAAAATAATTATTCATTAAAAATACTATGTGGAATCCATTTAGTAATCAAGTTAGTGAAGTAGCAACCATTAATATCCCTCAAAAGCCAAGTGCTTATTTTGGTGAATCAGTTATTGGCAAGTTAAATGAACAATTTAAAGGAGAGGTTGATAATAAGAAAGTTAGATTTCCAACAGGATTAGGTGAAGAACATCCTTTTGATTTTGCAATGTTAGAAGAACTATATAAGAAGTTTGGTTTTTTTGCAGCAGTTGTTGATAAATATGTTGATTTTGTTGTTGGTCCTGGATTCTATATTACTATTGATGATGAACGAGCAAAAAAGATTCTTGATGACTTTATGAAGGATGTTAATTTTGACACACTATTAAGACAATGGACAAAAGAAGGATTAATTAAAGGAAATGGATTCTTAGAGATTGGTGGGTCTAAAGAAAAAGGAGTTCAAGGATTAAAGTTACTTAATGCAAGTTATATGTATGTTAATAGAGATGATAAAGGGAAGATCTTAAATTATAATCAATATAAAGGTGCATTTAATAATTATTCAAAACAAAAAGTAATTAAATTTGATACAGATCAAGTTGCTCATGTTCCATTTAATATTATTGGTGATTGTGCTTATGGATTAAGTATTGGATATTCATCATTAAAATTAATTGATGATTGGTTATCACAACAAAAGTCACAACATCAATTAATGGACAGGAAAGCGAATGCTCCACTTCATGCTCAATTAGGATATATTGATGGCGACACAAAAATCATTCCAAAACCAGAAGATGTTGCAGCATTAGGAAAAGACATGGAAACAATGTCTAATAAAACTGAATGGACTACAGATGCATTAGTAAATTTTAAGGTAATTGATTTTGGCAATATGGGTGATAAATTTCAATCAATATTAGAAAATGATTTAGATATGCTTATTTATTCTTTTCAAATTCCTGCAGTATTGTTAGGTAAGGGAAATATTCCTGAAGGATTAGCAAGAGTTCAAATGGAAGCATTTCAAAGAAGAATCCAGAGTATACAGGCTGAGTTAGAAAAGATTATTGAACAACAAATATTAAAAAGAGTATTAAATGCAAACGGGTTTGAAGATTTAGATGTTGAATTTGAATGGGGAACTCCAAGTGTTATGGAAACAGAAGGAAAACTAAACATTATGAGTGAATTAATCAAGTCACCTACAACAAGTATAGCAATGAGAAATATTATGGAAGACGAATTGGTTAGTTTATTAAAACTTGATACAGATGAATGGGAAAAGACCAAGCTAGAACAAGAAGGAAAAGAAGAAGAAGAAAGAAAAAGATTAGAAGATCAACCAACACCGATTGTTCCAGGTCAGAATGCTAAATTTCCTCAACCAGTTGTTCCAAAGAAAGAACAACCTAAACAACCAAAGGCAGAAGCAAGTGCTGATATTTTATTAAGTGAAATGGAGAAAATGAGAACAGAATGGAATGCAAGATTTCAATTATTGGAAAAGAAAAAGATTATCAAAAAAAATGTATTACCAACAAAAGTAAAAGAAGTTATTAAGCCGAAAAGGAAAACATCTAATATTCTTAAGCGAAAAAATGAAAATTATGAACATGTTAAAGATTGCAACCATTGTATAGAAAGTTGGGGAAATATAAATGATGTTCAAGAATGGTTAGGATTCAATTATAAAGAATATCTTGGGAAGATTAAAACAGTATTAAGTGAGTATGATTTTAATTATATAAAAGCTATAAACGAAATAGAATTGGAAGCTGGGTATCTTAGTTCTACTCAAGTTGAAAAATTAAGAGGAATTTTAGATAATGGATTTACTAAAGGATTGAGTATGAAAGAAATGGCAAAGCAAGTTAATAAAAAAATTGGATTAAAAGATTTATATCGTATGACTTCAGAAGGTGAAGTGAAAATAGGTGGTGCAGGATTACCAATATTATCAAGAAGTGCAGATAAGCGAGCAATTGGAATTGTAAGAAGTGAAGTTACAAGATTAGCTAATGCTGGTGCAATTGAACATTATAAAGATAATGGAATTAGTAAAGTTTCTTGGATTGCTAGTTATGGTGATAGAACTTGTGTGGAATGTGAAAGTTTAAATGGACAAATTTTTGAGATAAATAACCATCCGGAGATTCCACTGCATCCGATGTGTAGATGTACGATTAGTCCGGTGGTGAATCTAAAATGATTATAAATTATGGAGGTAAACAATATAATGGCAAACAAAGATAAGACAGGTCCAAGAAGTGGTTCGCAAGGTCCAAGAGATGGAAGAGGAAATGGACAAGGTAGAGCAGGCGGCAAAGGAGTTGGAAAAAAGACAGGCGGAAAAAGAGGTAACTGTTAATGGGACAAATACATGGTTCTGGAGCAGGAAATTGGAGTAACACAGCAGTTGTTGGAATGGATAAAAGATTATGGGTTGATTCAGCTATTTCTGGAGTTCCAATGGTTGCTATTAGTGGTGGCATTCATATTGGTTCTGTAAGTGCTAATGTTGATTCAATTTATGTTCAATCAGGAGATAATATAAATATTAGTAATGTTGCAAATTCTTACTTAACAAGTGGAATTGTATCTATTGATAATTTATATGCTGGAAGTGAGGTTTATCAAGGAACAAATCCTTGGGAAATAATAGGCAATATGATTATTAGTTCATTGCCAAATATGGTTTTAAATAAAGTAAATGTTCGTGGAAGTGGATTAGTTACGTTTCCAAAAGAGCATGATAGACAGATACAAGGTCGAACATTTCTTTGTGGTTCTTATTTTTATGATATTCCGAGTAATGAAATTAATAATATATTTATGGCAGTTGGTAGTTGTGATTTACATGCGGCATTAGATTCAAGGTCGGACGGAGATGCCATCTTAGAAGTATGGGAAAACACTCAAGTTACTAATAGTGGAAATCAGCTTGACATTATAAATGAACAAAGATGTTGTGGAAGCATTATGAATACAACAGTTTGGGAAGGAGCAACCATTGGAACAAGTGGAATATTAATTCATACAGCAATGTATCTTGGCGGAAGTGGATTAGGAAATAAATTTACTTCACCATCAGTAGGAACTGGAATCCATGGAGGAGATTTAATATTTTGTGCTGGTTCAGCATATTTAATTAAATTAGAAAATAAAGCATATCGAGATATTACATATGATTGGAATATGGAAATGCACGAGCATTGTTAAAATGAAACAAATATATAAACAAATTTATGAAGAAGAAGGACAATATTATTATGCAACAGATGATAATACAGTGCCAATTCATGATGTACAAACAGCTTTGTTAATTTATCAAATCGAATTATTAAATGCATTATTGAATAAAGAACAAATTGCTGAAGAACCAGAAGTTTTTTTAAATAATGAAGGAGTAGAAAATGAAAAGACCAAATTGTGAAGTTAAAGGATGCGAAAATGATGCATTAGTTGCATTTGGAAATAAATGGATCTGTGGAGGATGTATGGAAAAGATTATTAATAAAAATATTGAACGACAAAATAAAGAAATAGAGGAATTAGGATGCCTTTAAAAATATGTCCACATTGTGGTGAAAGATATATAGTTGGTTTTGACTGCACTGATTATGTTCATGAATGTAATAGTGGAAATGCTACAATAGATAATGAAGACATTGTAATAATTGGGAATTGGGAAGATTATGATGGTTCTGGTAATGTTCCTCCTCAAACAGTATTAATGCAGGGAGCAGAAAACGAATTCTTTGGAACAAAAGCTGGTATTGAAGGATATGATAAAGAAGATTTAACAAGAAGAGGAGTAAGAGCATCAACTCATAGGCAAAGACAACATTTACAATTTATAAATATAAAGAGGGATAAAAATGACAAAGGATATTGATGAATATACATTTGGAAGACGATTAGATAGAGAGCCAGGAATGGAATTTCCAGAAGATACATATGAAGATCCAAATGAAAATGAAGAAGAAGAAATTGAAGAAGAAAGTGAAGAAGATGAAACAAATGATCTTCAAAGTTTTATGGATGATATGTCAATGCTCAATGATCAACTGAAAAGTGGAAAAATAAAGACACCCCCTTATAATTTTGCAGACTTAGGAGTTACAAATTATTTATTATGGTTAGTATTAGCTGAATTAAAGAAAGGAGGAAAAGAATAATGCCAGAAATGATTATCAATGCTAGCGGTCCACAATATGGATTAGTAATAAATTCAGATGGTTCATTAAATGCAGCAATAACTGGTGGCATTTCAATTGGTAGTATAAGTTTATCTGCTGGAAGTGAAACTTGGATAAAAGGAGGAAGCATTTCTGTATATAATCAGGTTCAAACTGCAGGAAGTATTTATTCTATGCCTGCTATTTCAGTAACTGCTGGAAGTGAACAATGGATTAAGGGAGGTAGCATTAAGTATGGACTGGCTCAATTCATGTAGTTAATCAATCAACTTTTACTGCAGGCTCGGAGCAGTGGATTCAAAATACAGTAGAAGTAAGTGGTTCAAAATTAGATGATTTATTAGGAAGTTTTTACATGAGCAATGCTAGTGATATTTCAATTAATAGTGGTAGTGAAAATTGGATTCAAAATTTTAGCGAACTTGGTTCATCGAGAGTTATTACAAATTTATATACTGGTTCAACAACTTATCAAGGGTCAACACCTTGGGTTATAAATGGAAGTGTTAATATAACAAATTATGATAAAGTTGGTTCTATTGCAATTCAAACAATATCTGGAAATGTAACTTCCAATACTGGACTTTATGCTGGTAGTGAAAATTGGACAAAAGAAGTTCCAAAAACTGAAGTTTATGGTTCAGGAACATTTATTATTTCTGGTGATGTTAATGCATCAGTAGGAAGTGTTATTATTGAAGAAGTAATTCCAACAGCTGTTAGTCAAAACAATTCAGCATATAAATTAGAGTACGATTCTTTCGGAAATGTTGGTTCAATAACTCAATTTATTGGAGCTGGAAGTTATGTTCAAACATTAACTTGGGCAAATGGTTCAGTGGTAACAAATATTGGGAGTTATGCATAATGGCAATTAATATTCCTAAACATTTAGTAGAGCATGAGATATTGGGAACAGCTAATAAAAAATATGTTGATGATTCAATAATTGAAGACCATGATGATTTAAATAATTTAGCATGGAGTTTAGCAGGTCATACAATGGACACAGATTTAGACATGAATCAACATGATATTACAGATACTTCTTGGGTTTTTTGCAACAGAGTAGTTCTGGCAACTGATGTGGCGACAGATTGTTCGATGTATTGGAGAAATGATGTTGATGAATTTGTTATCTCATCTCCGAAAAACTTTGGTTATGATTTTGTGGATTCGTGGGATGTTCGAAGAAGTGGAACTGTGGTCTTTGGAATCGGAACAGCGACAACAATCCAAATAAGAAATAATTATACAATGGATTTAACATCTGCTGGGTCTACTTCAACAGCTGGTTTTATTGGTTATGATGGTTCAGCAAATATTCAAATTGCAGGATTAGATTTAGCAACTCACAAAATAATAAATGTTGTAGATCCAACAGCTAATCAAGATGCAGCAACTAAAAAATATGTAGATAATAGTTTAGGATATGCTTATTATGATGCAATCGTCGATTCTGGAGGGACTGGAGACTATACAAGCATCGTTACAGCATTAAGCACAGAGGGTTCAGATAAAGTAATATTTGTAAGAGCTGGAACTTATGCAGAAACTGCGAATGTAGTTTGTTCGACAGGACAAGTTATTATTTTCCAAGATGAGGTTAATATTACATGGGCAGGAAATTATCAATTATTAGATGCTGATGATGTTATTATAAAAGGAAGATTAAAACTTAGTGGAGAGGGTGCTTTAAATGGTGGAGTTTATAGTTTACTTTATTCAAATTCACAAAGAGTAGATGCTTTAAAATGCAGAATTGAATTAGACATAACAGACAGAACAGCAGATACATCTAAACAATATGGGACTTTAATTTATGGCGATTATTGTAAATTTTGGATATATTGCAAAAATGTTTCAATTTCAGGGGCAACTGGTTCTACTTTAGTTTATTCTGGTGGTGGAGCAGCTTATAATGAATATAAAATAGAAATTATAAATTATAATGTTGATATTGCAGCAAGTGTCACTGCAGTTGTAATAGATGGTTCAGTTGCACAACATCATTTTATGGATTTAATAATTTATGGAGTAACTCAAGCACAATCACAGACCACAAATGGATTAGTGATAAATAGTGATAACAATATTTTAAAATGTAATATTGATAGTGTAACAACTACTTCTGGAAATAATGGAGTTGGAATAGATAACAACGGAGATTATAATTGCATTTATGGAGTTTCAAGAAATAATGATTTTGCAAATATTCAAACAGGTGGGACAGGAAATAAAACAGGAGAATTAGTGATATGAGTGAATTTATTGTTGAGGAAAGAGAAGATGGGCTTTTTAATTTATGGGAAGTTACTGAATTTAGAAATATTCTTAGAATTGGTGGAGCAACTTATAAACCAGAAGCAGAAGAACCAAAATAATTAAATTAAAGGAGGTTAAAATGATAAAACTAAAAAACATATCAGAACATAGACCAATGGGATTTGTTATAGATGTTCCAGAAGAAGATGCAGAAGAATTATTAAAAACTGGAGAATTTAAAAGAGCAATTGAAGAAAAAATAATTGTCGCTAAAAAACAAAGTCCAAAAGTTAAAGTTGTTGTAGAAGAAGATTTCGAATAAGAATATTATATAATTTATAATAAAATATTTTTAAATAAAAAAAATATATAATAATATATAAAAATGTCTAAAGTTTTTGATAAAACAAATGAAGCGATTAAAATATCGCCAAAGAAAGACTCTTCTAAAATCTTAGAAAAGAAATTAGATCAAGATTGGAGATTATTAGAGTTTTTTGTTCCTATTGAAGAACAAGTTCAAGAGGATAATGATTTTATTATTAAGGGTGTAGCAATTAATGAAACAACAACATTAAATAATGTAAAATATGTTTCAGAAGAATTACAAAAAGCAGCACCTAGTTTTAGAAATGTTCCTATTTTATTAGATCACAGAAATGAAGTAAAAAATATTGTCGGTAGAACAACTGAGAATGTTAATTTTAATCCAATTACTCATAGAATTGAATTTGAAGCAAAAATTATGGACAAAGACATTCGTGAAATGATAACAGACGGAAGAATCGGAAGTGTAAGTATTGGTGCCAAAGTCGAAGATTTAACAGAAGAAGAAGATGGAAGTAAGAAAGCAATAGGCATTAGAGGATTAGAGATTAGTCTTGTAGCTGTTCCAGGTGATACTCATGCAACATTAGCACAGGCAATTCAGAAGTGTTTCCACTTAAAGGAAATGATGTCTAATGGCAATGAACAATTAAACACAATGGAGGATAAAATGGCAGAAGAAGAAAAACAAGAAAATCCAGAATCTCAAGAAAAACCAGAAGCAGCTCCAGTAGAAGTACCAAAAGAAGAGCCTGTAGCAGAAGAGCCAAAGGAAGAAGTGAAAGCTGAACCTGAAGCACCGAAAGAAGAGGCAGCAGAGAAAACATCTTTGGAACTAACTGAGATGAAGAAACAGATTTCAGAGTTGAAAGAGTTGTTAATGGAAAAGAAGAAGATTAAAGAGGAGGTTAAGATGGAAGATAAGACTGTAGGAGAAGTTAGCGTGAAGCAAGAATCCCTTGACAAAGTTGATGCACATATTGTAGAAGCTTTAGGAAAAGGATCATATGCAATGTACAAAGACTACTCTAAAGATGCAGATAATCAACTCAAAAGATTAGTAAGATAATTTTTTATTTAATTTTTATTTTATTAATTTCATATTCACTTTAGTTTATACTAATAAACTTTAGTTTATAAAATTTAGAAAGGAGGAAAAATATGACAGCAAGTAGTAGAAACCCAAACGGTGCAATTTCATTAGCAGATGGTGGAACACCAAGAATCATTTCTGTAAAAGCAAGAGCTAACATATCCGGTGGATACTGGGTAGCAGGTTCAAGTGCAGCAGGAGCAGTAGGTTCAGGTGTAGATTCGTATGCAACTTCAGATTTCGAAGGATTTCCAATTTCAACAGTTGTTGGATCTAGATGTATTGGTATGGCTTTAAAAGATATTGCTTCAGGTACTTATGGTGCTGTAATGCAAAGAGGAATTGTTTTAGTTCCTTGCGCAAGTGGAGCAGCTATCGGTTCTGTAGTAGCAGGTATGAAAGTAGCAGCTAGCACAGCAGGAGCAGTTTTAACAGTAGGATCAAGTACAATCCAAGATTACACTAAAAGTGTAGACTTTGGTATCGGAAGAGCATTATCAGAAGGAGGCGGAAATGACGAACAATTTGTTGCTGTTTCTTTGAACTTATAAAATGGTAGAATTAAAGGCAGTTCAAGAATTATTAAGCACAGGACTTGGAACAGAAGGACAACTTCTTATTCCTCGTAAGATTCATGATACTCTTATCAAAGCAGTAGATAAGAATCTTATCCCTCGTAGCGAAGCAGCAATTTATTTTGGCCCAACAGATATTCCAGGAAGTAGTATTGATGTTGACACAGCTACACCTAATACAATGAGTGTTAGAATCGTAGCAGAAGGAGCAGAAATACCAATCGACCAGTCTGAGTATTCATCGTTTAATCTTAAACCAGATAAGTGGGGAGTAGCATTAAGAATAACAAGAGAGATGTTAGAAGATTCGAAATGGAATCTTTTACAGCACAATGTTATGATCGCAGGAAAGAGATTCGCTGAGAATGAGACAAAACTTATTCTTCAGGATGCTCTTGATAATGGTACCAACACAGTAGCTGGAGGCGCAGCAATCACAATTGCTAATCTTACAAGAGCAATGCAATATCTAGATGATGCAGACTATACACCTACAACAATTTTTGTAGGAATGGAAGTTTTGAATGATCTTAGAAACATTGACACTTTTGTAGAAGCAGATAAGATGGGCAACAGAGATA